TACCACTATCTTGTAATTTTTGCGCTGCATTAAAAGCGATATTTGTAGCAAGCGAAGTTTTACCCATTGATGAAGCACCACCTATAATTATAAGGTCTGTCTTTTGCCAACCACCTGTAAACTTATCAATAGATTGAAAGCCCGTTGGTATTCCAGAGACAAACTTATTACTTAATCTATCGTCTATATCTTTATGTAAATTTTTAAGTTGCTTTTTAATATCAGGTATACCACTATCTCTAACCTCTGATATAGACTTTATATTGTCCTCTACATAATCTATAACTTCAAATAAATCATGCCCCTTATCTATCTTAATAGTTGTATTTTGAAGTAGTGATTTTAATTTTGTTTTCTTGTCTTCTTGTGATAAGAATAAAACTAGATGCTTTGTTATATAAGAGAAGTGGTCAGAGGATATACAATCCCCAAGCCTAACACTTATTAGTGGGTCATTTATTTTTGATCTTATAATTAAAGGGTCAACCTTTTCTCCTTTGTTTAATAGCTCAGATAAAACCTTATATATTCTTCTGTTTAAAGGATCAATAAACAACCCTTCAGATATTAAAGAATGAACATCATAATACTCTTTAGGAGAGTTTAAAATTTTACCCAATAAATTTATCTCCATTTGAAAATTATCTTTCATCATTGACATACTTTGGCTTTATATATTTTGTATTACTTTTTTGGTTATTAATTTCATTCAGCCAAGCCTTTGCTATTATCCAAGATCTTGGGTCTTTTCTATATTTTTTATCAGGAGTAGCCTTGACATATTTGCTTACATTTTTAACAGCTAATACCATTTCATTCATAGATAATCTCATAAACGATACCTTACATCTAGACTTGTCTACTTTTTTGTCATACAAATTCCAAAACATTTCAAAAGCTTTGTCTTTACGACTGTCAAATTTAGTTTCCTTCTCTACTTTAAATCTAAAGTCTATAAGTTTAAAATGATTTACAATATTATTAAATACAAACATAGCTTGTTGTTCGTTTTTATAAAAGGATTGATACGTTTTATTACCAATATTAAAGTTTATAATCTTGCCATCTATATCTATAGCATCAACTTTGTCAAGATTAATTAAATCAGTTTCTGATACTCTGTATTTCATTTAGTTTTTGGTTTTAATTAAAGGGAGGCAAAGCCCCCCTGTAACTAATTAAAATGGTAAATCATCCTCCACTGGTTTAACCTCAGGTTTAAATGTATTTACCTCTACATAATGAGTCTTTCCGTACTCATCTTTTCCGTCTTTCTTTTTGGCTATCTTAAGTTTTACAAACTTTTCGCCATTGTAATCAAACACATGATCTTTTGCGTCCTTTCCAATCTTAGAAAGATTAACAGAAAACTCAACTAAATCTCCGTCAAATTTTTCTGTTCCATTTCCTACATAAATTCGTTCCATAGTTTATTTAAATAAATTTATTAAAGCCTCCCTTTGATTAACTTTAATTAACTCGCATATTCTCTTGAAGTGTTTTACTTTAAACTCCTCTGGAGAATCCAAGTATTTATACAGGGTAGGTCGGCTTAACCCTGTTTCATTTGATAAGTATACCATACTTACTTTTTCTTTTTTTAAGTGATCTATTAATTTCATAGTGTTTCTATTATTACATAATCGTCTAATGAATATTCATTGTCAATAAAATATTTTCGATAAACATCTAGCAAATGTTTGTACTCATCCCTTCCTTGTGTTAAAAAATTATCACTAGTATAATATATAGACACATTAAAAGGTGGTTCTTTTTCTTGCACAATAAATATAAATTCATCACAATTAAAACCATCCATATAAAAAGATGCTTGCCTATCATATCCATATTTCTTACAAGATTGAGAGAACCCATAAGGAGACGAGTCTATTGTTGTCTTTAAATCAATTAAAACATTTTTGTTTTTATAATCTGCTTTACCTTTACAATAAACTCCAATGTCATCATCTTGCCAAGCGTTTGCAACTTCAGTAATACCATCTGTAGTTAGCAGATCTTTTACCTGCTTGTGTTTAAATAAAACCTCTTGCATTTTCATAATCTTATCATACTCTTTTGTTAAAAGTATGGTAGGAGCATTTGGATTATCTGCTTTAAACTCTCTGAACATTTTAGTGGTTCTTGTAGCCGAATTACAAACCTTAACTTTCTTATCAAACTCATTTGGCTCAAGCATTGCCACGTGATAAGCTCTCCCAAAAATCATAGGCATTGTTTCTACCCTGTCATTTGGATTGTCCCTTAGAAATTTATAAGTTCTAATATCTCTTTTGATTGTCCCCAAGTGTGAATTTGTAACGAACTCATAATCAGAGTAATAAAACTTATCACTTTCAAATTTTTTAATAACACCATCTAAACCCATTACACAATAGTTTTAAACGCATCATTTAAATCTTTCTTCTGCTTTGAATTTAAACTATATCCATTCATCTTTTGTTTAACAACATCTCCTTTACCATCTGTAATTGCTTTTATCATAGCGTTGAATTGTTGAGTTGATAGATTAGGTTTTGACCTTGGCAGAGGTTTTGATGATACTCCTTTTACAGCCATGTTTCCATCATCATCCTCTCCTGTAACAACACCTACGAAAGATGCTAAGGCATATCTTCTAGCATAACTAATAGCTGATCCGACACCATGAGCATCTTCCTTTGCTGGTATGAAACAAGTAGATGAAATCCATTCACCAGAGGAGTGCGATAAAAATGTAGTTACACCACCAACATCCGTAGGCATTTGTATTATACAGAGTTCATTATCTGAAAGTAACTTTCTAACTGAATCCCATACAGAGCCTAAGTCTGCATAGCTTGATTTAAAAAAAGGATTTGTTGAATTTTCTTTTGCAGGCCTCAGTTGAGACTGTACTTTAGAAAGGGCAAGAGATAACTTGCCAATAGTTTCTGATTTTTCCATAAGTCTTTAATTAAATTATAAATATATTTTACAAATATAAGTAGAAAAAATTTTACACACAACTTTAGAGACAAATATTTTTACAATATTCCAATAATTTTATATTCAGCATCCAATGGAATTATAGTTTCTAAATTAGAAAATATTATATCTCTATAAATCTTTACGTTCTCTATGTTATTTTGTATAATTAAAACACTCATGCCCCCTTTATCAGGGGATATTAAAGTGTTACATATTATATTTGCATTCTTATCTTTATGATGAACAATAACAGAGTCTGTTATTGACACATATAAATAACTAATACCATAAGTATCACACCTACCAATTAATTCTAATATATAGGGGTGCTTGTAAGGTAAAATACTACTACTTAGTTTGTGATTTATTCCTAAATTTGATAGAATTTTGCTTAGCTTTTTCTCTTCGTATCTCATAAATTTTAAAAATAAATTGAATTAATGTATACTCTTTCTTTAAAAGTTTAGACAATTCGTAGACATCAAACTTATCTACATACTCTAATATATGATAAATTTTTTGTTTATTTAGTGATTTGCTACGAGAAAAGATTAATTTATTTTTAACTTCATCTGATAATTCGTCTATCTGTAATTTGATTTTGTTAAAATATTTTCTTCTTACCTTGTTAAATAAAACGTAATCTGTACACGCTCCTTTACGCCCCGTCTTGTACATCTCAGAGGTGTCTAGGTTACTAAATTTTCTTATCTTTGATTTTTGGCCCATACCTTTCATAACTCTAGTGTTTTATTTAATTTATTTTCTACAAACTCTTTTGCACTAGAAAAATAATCTTGTGCTTGAGGTGTATAGGTTTGATTAAAAAATTGTTCTTCACTTAAAATAGGGTGTATATATGCTTGGTCTTTAAATTTCATCTCAGTTAATATAC